AAGATTAATAAACATGTCGAGGACATGGCACTAAACAAAGTTAATATAGAATTTTTAAGAAAACAAATGGACAAAGTTTTAGAAGATATTGAAAAATTAAAAGATGCAAACAGAGAAATTAAGTACAACGGTAACGGACAATGATAGAGGCTGTCGTAGGATTATTAATGTTCGTAAACGGAGAAATCAAGGAGGCTCGTTTGCAACCGTCAATGGCTGTATGTTTACGAGGAAAACGTGAAGCGGAAAGAACTTTTTCTGAATCAGTAACTTATAAATGTTGGAAGGGTGAAGCAGAATTAGAGGATAACATCGATGGCAGCAAAAGCATTAAAAAACTTATCATATCTCAATAAATTTGCACAAAAACTTAGAGATTATAGATTAAATATGTATGCAAAAGAAGTTAGAACACCACAATATAAACAACGTGTAATTAAAAATAAAAAAGTATATAGTAGAAAAAATTTTAAAAATGAATTTGACACGTAATTTTAGTTTATCAGAGCTTACTAAAAGCGATACTGCCATTAGGAAGGGTATTAATAATAATCCTAGTGCAGAACAAATAGAAAAATTACAAGCATTATGTGAAAATATTTTACAGCCGGTACGTGACCATTTTGGCAGGGTAAAGGTGACGAGCGGGTTCCGTAGTGTAGAATTATGTATGGCTATTGGCAGCTCAGCGAACAGTCAACAT